CCAGCAGGGAGATTAGAAAGAGTGCCAGCATCAATAAGCTGGCGAAGAGCCGCCGTAGCTGTTCGGGACAGGCCGCCAATAGTGTGGATAAGCCCGAGGCCATAAAATCCGAATCCCGGAAGGAACTTATAATGGACGAAATACTGGATTTTTCGTCGCTTTTCATCGTCTTCGCGATAATTTCGTCTAATGGCAAGTATTTGTCCGCTATCCTCACTAACCGTAACAACGTAAGGAACTTTAATTCCTGTTGGTTCACCATCTTCCCCCATGTCTTCAAAGCCGGGCAGATCAAGATTGACGTGGCACTCCAACAACGTGCAGTCATAATCAATGTTGCTAGGCTCTACCCCATCCAACTTGTTCATCGTGTCCGTGACTTCATCGTCACTAGACTGAGATGGAATAACAGGAATGTCTCTATAGAACCCCATGACCTGACGAATACGCAGGTCATTCATTGACATCTTCACTACCTGCGTAATGTTTTCGCAGGAATCAAGATCACTAGCGCCATACGGCACCACAATGTCCTCTGCTGGGACAAACTTGCTTACCGCCCGGTCAATTGCTTCGTCGTAGTAAACTTTCTTAAAAGTTGACCCCGCCAAAGGCAAATAAAACAACATCTGATCAAATTCAGGCGTGTACTCCTCCATCACGTTCGTGATGTAGTAGTTCATAAAATCCTTAACACGGTGCGACTGCGCCTCACTGTCCTTGGTCTTCTCACCAACAACGTGAGTTCTGACCGGACCAGAAGGCGGCAATAGCTCGTTAAATGCCTGCGCCTGAAACTGTGTGGCCGCTTCCGCCAACAACGGGTGCGTTACACCCGTCGCACCCCGAAACGGCATCGTGCGCTCCTCGTAGGTGTAACCAAGAAGCTCCAAACCCTTTGAATACGCGTCTTCCCACTCAGAACGAGAAGATTTATTAGCCTCAAAATCCCCTAAAAGCTCTGAAGAAAGTTGGCCCAACGCTCTATCGTCCAACTCCTCTGCCAAGTTGCCATAGAAATCACCGTCAGAACCACCAAGCATGGCCATCGGATCAAAGTCCACAGTGACGCCACCATCTTCGTCCTCCTCAATTTCTATGCCTTCCGGCAAAATTTCATTGACAGAACCTACAAAAGTGCCCGGTGCGGCTATCTCAATGTCCAATTCCATATCTTCTTCGGCAACTTCCGGCATCATCGCCGTACTGTCCATCAAAGAAGAAAGCTGTGATTTATCGTCACCATTAGCCATCAGGCTCTCCTAGTATACGGGGCATATGCGCCTACGCCGCGTCGGATATCATACCCTTGGAACATGTTCCGTGCTACGGGAGACAGGGAGGCCAAACCGCCCGTAGCGTAATTTTTTACAGCGGCCCTTGCTTCGCGCTCTTGTCGCTCTTCTAACCGTTCTTGGTTCTGTTCCGGTAAATCTCTGTTGTATTTTTCTAATTCTTTTAATTCTTTAGCTTTTTTAACAAAAAACGCCGTATTTAAACGGGATTCTATGTAATCTTCTCGGCTATCCTGTGGGCCTTCTTTTGTGCTTCTTGCGTCCCGGTCCCATTCTGCTCCAAAGACTAAATTAGCTAGGTCGTCGTAGTGCCTGCGAATTCTTTTGTCTTCTAAAATATCTATTAAACGCTCTTGCGCTTTAGACGGTGTCATCTCAACGCCAGAATTTTCATAATATTGTTGTCTAAACATTTCCACAGCTTGTGACCACTGTTCTTCGTTTAAAGCAGTCATCCCATCTACAATTCTTAGTTGAGTTTCATTAAGGTCCGGGAATTGTTTATGGCGATATTCGTGAGCGTATACAAACGGCGTTGCCGCATCGTGTATTGCGTTAATCGTCCCTACTTCCGTGGGAACACTTGAAAAACCCCTTGATGTATATCCTGTTATAGGTTCATCAAACGTACCCACAGGTAAGTTTGTTTTTTCTGGGTTAATGTAAAAACCCTTCATATTAAGTTTTTCAGTGCCCGGTACACCTTTAAACCCGTGATACCGAGCAATAGACGGGTCTATGTCCGCCGCATAATTGCTTTGAGCGGCGACTTCAATAGCAAACTCATTATCAAAAGCTTCGTCGCGTAAACGCTGGCGCTCTAAAGCTTCTAAAAAATCAAGCTCTTGTTCTACTTGTCCGCCGTCAGCGTACTGTCCCGCCCGCATGGCGGTAGCATGTCTTTGCGTGGGATCACGAAAATAACCGCCTTCCGCGATAACCGTACCGCTCTTATCAGGACCCACGTTGCCAGAGCCAGTAGCGGGTTTGATGTTTTCACGAAGATACTTGAGGATGTGTTCGGGTATAGACTTATCGGTAAGTCGTTCAGTTACCTCGTTTGCCAATAAGCCCGCAATCCCTAAAGGTGTTGGGTTGGTTGCTATTCTAATCCCGCCTAATATTTTACCCGCAGTATTTATTGCGTTATGGGTTTTCTTAAAATCCTCAAAGGATTTAAACAGTGGGGTTATTTCAGGCATTATCGGGCCATGGGCATGATGCCCTGTTGCATTACTGGGACCGTGGGCCGTGGTGCAAGTTTCGCAAGATTACGACGAAGAGTCGCCTTTGACCGCTCGGGGTTCAAGAAAGACTCAATGCCTTCACCGGTAGTCTGCATGTTAGCCATGTCGCCACTATAGACATCAACGATACCGCCCTCGGCAAAGCCGGGAGTAAAGTCGTAGTCAACGTCTTGAACATCTAAAGCCGAGATAGTGCCGTCATCATTGACAAAATATTGCGTGTCACCGATTCGCATGGACGTTGTGCCATAGCCGCCATACAAATGTCGCGCACGAACTTTTTCAGTTTCGGTAAGCAAAGAGGGATCGATACCACTTGGCATCGCATTGTATCGCTCTCGTCTCGACGCAAGCGTGTCCAAAAAGTTTTGCCGACGCGCTTCGTCCATGCGATCAGAAATTCCGGAATAAATAATTCCTTGATTAGGATCGTAAATTAAATCTCCGCCATACGTGCCTGTGCCGCTTTGAGCCGCCAAAAGGTCCATAAACTCTTGCGTGGAAAGATTTCTTAAAGAGTCTTGCTTAACTCGTTGCCCTCCCAATATGCCGCGCTTTCCAAAAATGTAGTCATTTACTCCCGCATAATCTGCTGGGCTTAAATACTCTTGACTAAAATCTACGTTGGCCAGTTGGTCGGTGTACCAAGGCTCTGGCGTCGCGTAATAGTCCATTTTGGGAGCTAGTGGATCTCGACCGCTTTGAGCAAATAGTTGCCCTTCTTCAGAGTTTTTTATTTCATCTATGATATTAAAATAAGCTTGTCTACCTCGGTTTCCCCCTAAGCTGGCCGCTTGAAGGACCATTGGTGCGTAATAATCTATGGCGGAGCTCTCCGCGCCTCGCCCCAAATATTGACGAAAAATATCCGAAACATGCTGTCTAGCTCTTTTCCTTTGATAGCTCCGCTCTATGCCGGAAATAGAGCCAGAACCATATTTACGCGGTCCCGGTTCCAAGCCTTCCACGTTCATGATGGCCTTTTCAATATCGGAGTATGAAGGCAAACCCCTAACACTCGTAGTGCCGGTTGTTGTAGTGCCGGTTGTTGTAGTGCCGGTTGTTGTAGTGCCGGTTGTTGTAGTGCCCGTGCCGGTTGTTGTAGTGCCGGGGTCCGTAGTGTCGGTTGTTGTAGTGCCGGGGTCCGCTGGCGGCGCGCCAGTGCCTCCCGTGGGCGTAGTAGAGGTCGTGGTCGTCGGCTCACCTACCGTGCCTTCTACCGAGGTGGCAGGAGTGGTTACGGGAGTTATGCCCGGTAGAGGCGGTGCCGCTGGGTACGGAGAAGACTGCGTCACTGTGCCGGAGTACGGGTCGGTTACCTGAAAGCCTCCTTCAGGATACAAGTCAAACCGATCATACAAATTAGGCTGTTCGGAAGACGAAACCAAAACGTCCGAAAGACTGTAGGACGGTTGCTCCAGCGTCCCGCCTGTCGGGGGCTGGCCAATAAAGACAGGGCGACTAGAAGTGCCCCCCGTGGCTCCGTCCGTGCCGCCGTAATTGTCTCCCGGTTGGCCGGAGACACTGCCTGATCCACCAAAATTAAAACCTCCGGCTTGTGAAAAGGTATTTACAAATTCAAAAAGTCTTGTAAAAACGTCCTTGTTTTGATCGGTGAAGTTCATGTCTGCAATGGCTGAAACGTCAAGATTTCTTTCGGCATCGTTATAACGTTGCGCCAGCCAAGTGTCGTCTCCGCCGCCATCACCTCCGGGAGCAAAATGTTTTAAAAGCCATTCATAATCGTAAGGGTCCGCGTCAGCAAAATACCCCAGCGTATTCAATAACTGTATAAATTCATAGTTAGTTGTGCTTGGAGGAATAACAATCCTGCCGTCGTCATTGACACTTGCGTAATCAGGAAGGCTTGTTCCGGTGGACGTGTTTCCGCCGGTTTGTCCGACAACGTTTACTCCCGGAAGTCCAGAGCCGCCGCCATCCAATTGAACATCGCCGCCTCGTTGATATTTTTTAACAAAGCTACCAATCCCGGAGTACATCGACATAAAGGTTACCCGTAATATTGCATCGGTCGGAGATTGGTAGACTCATCTTCCCAATAATCCGACGGCAGTTGTACAAAATTGCCTTGCCGATACCGCATCAAGGCCTGCGTGGTGCTGTCCACCAAATCATCAAATTCGCCATTAGGAAACGCGGCGCATTCTTCAATAACATCATGCGCCCAAGACTCATCAGGTGCCCAGATCATGCCGCTTT